AATTATTAGAGAATTGGACGAGCTTGCCCAAGCAAAGTCACAAAGGGCTAACGTCACTATACAGTGATTGGCTCGATACGGCGCGAGACAGCCAGCTAACGCCATCAGGGAATTGGGCTGTTTGGTTGATCTTAGCGGGGCGCGGTTGGGGAAAGACCAGAACGGGCGGCACAGATGCGGCTCTATATGCTCTTAAAAATCCCAATGTGCGTGTGGCTGTTGTTGTTCCCACCTTTGGGGATCTCAAAAGGGTTGCGTTTGGTGGAGAAAGCGGAATTCTATCTTATTTGCCTAGAAGTTGCCTTCTTTCGGGAAGGGGGCAGGGATACAATAGCAGTGCACAAGAAATCAGACTTTTTAATGGCTCGATCATTCAAGGTTTTTCGGCAGCCGAGCCAGAAAGATTGCGTGGGCCTCAGTTCCATCGTGCTTGGTGCGACGAAATCGCTGCGTGGGTATATCCAGAAGCTTTCGATCAGTTGATGTTTGGGCTGCGTCTTGGTGACAATCCCCAATGTGTCATCACAACAACGCCAAAACCAAATCAAATAATTAAAAGCCTATTAAAAAGAAAGGGAACGGCGGTCACAAGAGGCTCGACATTTGAGAACGAGCAAAATCTAGCATCGGCCGCGCTCGAACAGCTAAAAGAGAAATACGAGGGAACTAGATTAGGGCGCCAAGAATTATATGCCGAGGTTTTAGATGATATTGAAGGGGCGCTTTGGAATTGGAGACTTGTAGAAGCGTCTCGAATAGATCCAGAGAAAATTCCAGAAATGACGCGGGTGGTTGTCGCTGTTGACCCTGCGGTTACTGGCAATGATGATAGCGACGAAACAGGTATTGTTGTCGCGGGTCGTGGCGTTGATAATAGATTTTATGTTTTAGACGATAGGTCATTGCGAGGATCTCCCGATAGTTGGGCCAGACAAGCTGTTGACGCGATGATCCACTTTGAGGCCGATAGAATTATTGCCGAGGTCAATAACGGTGGTGATTTGGTCGAAAAAGTGGTAAGAACAATAGATAGGAACGCGCCCTATACAGCGGTAAGGGCTTCGAAGGGCAAAATTTTACGAGCAGAGCCTATCGCGGCGCTGTATGAACAGGGGAAAGTTTCTCATGTTAAAGAATTTAAAGAGCTTGAGGAACAGATGACAACATACACTCCCGCTTCGAAGAAATCACCAGACAGACTTGACGCTTTGGTCTGGGCGCTTACAGAGTTGAATAGGTCATCAGGCAACGCCGTTTGGAGAATATCGTAATGGGCATTTTGGATAATATCACAGGTTTGTTTAGGCAGAATGTTTCCGAGCGGAAGGAAGCGCCTCAGGTTTTTATGAATTCACACACGCCGTATCATGCGAGACGAGATAACTTCAAAGCGTATGCGGACGAGGGCTATCGAAAGAACGCCATTGTATTTCGTTGCGTGAATGAAATTGCAAATGGCGCAGCGGCAATTCCGTTTGAGGTTTTCCAAGGGGATATAAAGCTTGAGCGTCATCCACTTATTTCTTTGCTGCAACGACCAAATCCATTACAAGCTGGTGTTGAATATTTCCAAAGCCTTTATTCTTATCTTCTATTGTCTGGGAATTCTTACGCTTTGCAGTCAGATGTGAATGGCGTTCCCAGAGAGTTGCATATTCTGCGGCCCGATAGGATCGAAATAAAGCCCAGTGATACAGCAATCCCATCCGCATATAGATACAAGCTAAACAATCAAGTGGTTCGTGAGTATCCAGCCGATCCGCTTACTGGCGCGTCTGAAATCAAGCATTTTAAATTATGGAACCCGCTCGACGATTATCTTGGTCTTTCGCCCCTTATGGCAGCGTCTATTGATGTCGATCAGCACAACATGATTGCCAAGCATAATATCGCTTTGCTGGCAAATGGAGCGCGTCCGTCTGGTGCGATTGTATTTAGGCCAACAGATGATGCGGGAATGAGGCAGTTATTGTCAGATGGGCAGCGTCAACAAATTCAATCTGATTTACAATCTCGTTTCCAAGGCGTGAACAATGCGGGCAAACCTGTCTTGTTGGAGGGGGATTTTGATTGGAAAGAAATGGGAATGTCACCAAAAGACATGGATTTCTTGTCCCAAATGAATATGAGCGCGAAAGATATAGCCCTGTGTTTCGGAATTCCCTCACAGCTTATTGGGGTTCCAGATGCCCAGACATATGCAAATGTCCAAGAAGCTCGTCTGGCGCTTTACGAAGAAACAATTATTCCATTAGCGAAGCGCATAGAGAGTGATTTAAACGAATGGCTGGCCCCGTATTTCGGAGATAATATTACCATCCGATATGCGATTGATGAAATTCCAGCTTTAACAGAGCGGAGACGGAGAACATATGAAAACGTTGTTCAAGCGGTTCGGGAGGGAATTATCTCACGCAATGAGGCGCGTGATAGATTGGGCCTTGAACCCATCAGCGGGGGAGACGAAGTCTTTATTGCTGCAAACCTATTCCCATTGGGTGGACCAGAAGTCGCAGAAGATGAAGGACAAGATCCAGAAGAGGCTGGGAAGGACGCATACGGAGCCAAAGAAGAAGTGGATACGGATACATTCACAACCAGACGAGAGGCTTCCGCTAGAGCATCGGAAATAGGCTGTGTGGGAACCCATCAGCATACGGTTGATGGTAAGCTGGTATTCATGCCGTGTGATACTCATTCGGAATATGAGAGCCTCATGGATGAAAGTGGAGACGGATCTAAGGCCGAGAGCGATGTAGATACGGTCCCGACATCTGCAATGGCGAAAAATGCCGAGCGTGGATTGGAATTGCGGAAGGAATACAATCGTGGCGGCACGGAGGTAGGAGTTGCAAGGGCCGTGCAATTAAGAGCGCGGGAAAGATTGAGCCCGAAAACTGTTCGCCGTATGCACAGCTATTTTTCGCGCCATGAAGTCGACAAGAGGGCAGAAGGTTTCCGCAGGGGTGAAGCTGGATGGCCCAGCGCGGGATTGGTTGCTTGGTTGCTATGGGGCGGTGATGAAGGACAATCTTGGGCGAAGCGAAAAGCGGCCGAGCTTGATAAAGAGCGTGATAAATCTGAGGAAATGGAAGATTTCCACATCGAGTTTGATCTTGAAGAAAAAGCCCCATCTAAGATTTCCGAAGCGGTCAAGAAGGGTTTAGCTGAAAAGGTCAAAGAACATAACGACAAGCATGGCGATAAAAAGGGCAAGAGGGTCACTCAGCGCATGTTAGAGGCGGTGTTTCGTCGGGGCGTGGGGGCTTACAATACAAACCCATCTTCCGTGCGCCCTACGGTGAATTCTGCGGATCAATGGGCATATGCTAGGGTCAATGGATTTCTTCGTGCTGTTCGAACAGGTCGGTTCAAGCGCGGGAAATATGATACCGATCTACTCCCAGAGGGGCACCCACTTAGGACAAAAAAATAGGGGCCGAAGCCCCTGTCTTTTTAGGTTTGCTTTTTATTAATTGAGCGGTGAAACCTTCACTGCTTGCTCTACAAGGAAAACGGCATAATCCCCGTCCAATGCTGCAAGTTCTTTTTCCCATGCGTCTAAGGTCATGACCTCTGTGGGGATTGATTTCATAGATATGCAGTTTTGTGAATGTGCTGCCATCACGTAGGCCATTGCATCGGCGGGGCGCTCTACATCGCTTACGATATAGTCGGTACCACCTTTGAATTTCCAGTAAGCGTTTCCGCTTGAGAATTTACCATCAGCGTCATGCGCTCCGTAATTTTCGAGGGTTTGAGTTTTAACTACATAAGCCATTTTTTTTCTCCATTGGTTGGTGGGGGCTTTCGCCCCCTTTAGATTATTTTACTTTTATGAGCGTTCTTTGATGAAGGCATTGGATGTTATATCCCCCTGCCAAGATGGTGTTTATCGAAACAATGTTTCCATCAATTACGAAGGTTCCCTCATATCCATCACCACAAGATGTCAGTTCGAAGTCTTGAATTTCAGTGATGCCCTTTTTGTTGAGGGCTTTGATGATGCGGTTGTTGCGGTTTGCAATCAGGTTATCAATGTTCTTGCGAACGACTTCTTCAATCTTGTTTGTATAGGCTAAAAGATTGTACCATGTTTTCCCGCCAGAGATTTCGAAAAGAATTTCGTATTGCATTTGACCGCGTGCGGTGTTTTTCCACATTTCTGTGATTGCGGCTTTGCGTGCTTTGGCCCATTCCAGTTGGCGCTCGAACATCTGATTGTCTAAATCGAAGAAGGCTTTTTTGATTTGATTTTCCATTTGATCTACCTCGTTTCAAAGTTGCTATACATCCTTCCTAAATGGGAAGTCCCAATATGTAAATACCATATTTACAAAAAAAGATATATTAACGCAAAAAAAATGGGGCCGAAGCCCCTTAGATAAATATTCTATTTCGATCAATACCAAATATCTGTTTCGATCTTCTTGTATGGATCTACTTCCCCGATCAAATTGTTGCGCTCCTCTTTAAGGTTCGCGTCATCGTAGCAAGCGGCATAGGGAACTTGCTTGAATTCCCAATCTGTTGCTGCGCTGGAAAGCATTTTGCAGATATTGATGGCTTGGCCTTTATCCGTTGCAATCTCTACGATTGTTTGGATTTGTTCGCCCTTCTTGTGGGCTACGATTTCGAAAAAGCTTGCAGACATTTATTTTCTCCATTTTGGTTTGGGGGCCGAAGCCCCCGAGGTTTCAGAAATTGATTGCGTTGATCCAGATGCCATAGACCATCTTTTCGGAGCTGTCGAAAGTGTCTTGAGGCACCCCTTCGATCACAGCGCAGTAGTGGCGGGCCATGCGGGCGATACAGACACCTTGTGTATCAGCGGCTTTGGCTCTACGGCCCTCGAATTTGGGCGCGGGTTTCCAGAACCAGCCATGCTTGTTCAAAACCTTTTCGAACACATCTTTGTACAATCCATCCCGAGCGGATTTCTTGTAACCAGCTTCTTTATTGGCTTGGGCCAATTCGCGGTAGCATTGTTCGTAGGGCAGGCTCAGAGCGATTGCCATGGCGCGAACCCCACAATCCCTTGCTTCACCCTTGCGACCAGAGGCAGCGCGCCCCCCATCGTTATATATGAAATTTGAATTTGACATTTTTTGCCCTCCATGAGCGTTTGGGGAAAATCCCAGATTAAAGTTTATCGTCTTGAGTTTTCTCAAAGCGATCCATCAGTGTAGTAAAAAGAAACTTTTTCCAGTCGCGTTCTGCTTTATCGGTGCAATTTTCAATCTCAGTTTTGAGTTGTGAAGCTTGTTTGATCATTTCAGAGCGTGTCATTGGTTTGTCCCTTGTTGCTATGGATACCCTTATAACGATCTAGGCCAATATGTAAATACCATATTTACAAAAAAATGCAGTTAGACCAAAAAAAATTTAAATGTTATAACAGGGCATGACGTTTCCCGTATTCATAAAAGCAAGTGCCAGCCGCATTTCGATTGCCAAGGAGATCCGCGAGGTCAATCGTCTAAGGCTTCAATTCGAAAAGCAGATGGCAAGAAAGATGGAAACCCTTTTCCGCACCGCAGGGCGCAGGGCCGCAGCCGCATACGAGATTGGAGGAAATGTAAACAATGCCAATGCTCAGTTGCAGCAAGAGGTCGGCGCTGTTTTTCGCGCAACATATTCCGCAGTGATCGAGAAGTTCGCTTCCCGTGTTTATGATACTCGAAAAGCCGATACGGTTTTTGAAGGTTTGGTTTTCCAATATTACGCAAGGGAGGGGGCCGAGCGTGTAGTAAATGTCACCCAAACCACAAAAAATAGAATACGCAGGGCCATTCAAGTTGCCGACAAAGAGGCTCTTGGTGTTGATGCAACCGCCAAGTTGATCAGAGAATACACAAGCGGGGCAATGGGTCGTTCCAGAGCGGCTACTATCGCTCGGACAGAAACACACGCAGCGGCTTCGTTTGCAACAGATGCAGCGAATAGGGAATTGGCTTTACCAGCGCAGAAAAAAAGATGGGTTGCTGTCAGCGATGGAAGAACAAGAGACGGTCACGCAGCGGCAAATGGGCAAGAGGTCGGGATAGATGAACCCTTTATCGTTCGATACAAGGGCCAAGATATAAATATGAAATACCCGCACGATGGCTCTGGCGGGGCTGGGAATAATATAAATTGCAGATGTCTTGCCATCTATTTCACAGATGCGGACGCACTTCTTGATGATGCGGAGCCCATACAAACAGCATTGCCTGACCCCGCACCAGTTGGTGACGGGCCATTTACATCTTATCCAGCGGGAGGAAAATTAAAGCTTCCCGTGATAAATGGTGTTCGAAATGAAGATTTCCCCGTTGTTTCGTTTGATGAAAGCTTGGATGTTCTGAAAGATGACTTAGACTTTTCAAACAAGCAAAAGACACAAGCTGGCTCCCCTTACTATAGGGGAAGATATAAAAAACAATTTGGCACAATACAAAATGCCGATGATCTTTCCCCAGAAGCGTTAGCCGCTGTTGTAATTGTAAATAAAGAATTGAACTATTTTGCTGATATGTTTGGGCTTCCAAGGGTTCGTGGATACACAGTTCATAATAGAAGTTCTATTGCGGATATGGGCGATAGCGTGATGGGCTTAAATGCAAAATATTTTAATCAGTACGCAGATGAAATCAGTAAAGCCAATAATCCAATAGCCCTGAAGAAGGCTGCGGAAGCCAGAGAAACTATCAAAAGATTAGAGAAAAGTTTAGAAAATATTAAAAACAAAATAGACGATGCAAAGAGGAGAGATCGTCCTTGGGATGAACTTGATAGGCAATATGACCGAAATTCAGCACTCCTATGGCAAGAAAAACGTGAACTAGAAAGATGGGTTGTCAAACAGCCTTCCGATTGGACGCTAGGTAGCGAAAAGATCAAGCCCTTTACCTCTGAGGAATTTATGACTGGGGGGATGGATCATGTAAGATCCACCATGTATCACGAATTTGGTCATCAAATCCATCAAACCTACAAACGACCTATTATAGACGGTAAAATAAATGCTGGAAGAAGGCCATTTGAGGAAGAATTGGTGACAAGATGGAGAAAAATTTACACCACAAAAAGGAAGCGTAAAGCGGATTTTTGGACAAGGTATGCGGAACAAGATGCGTATGAATGGTTTGCGGAAAGTTTTTCTTTCTGGGCCATGGGGGATTTAGAAAAGGTAAATCCATTATTTATTGAAATGATTGAGGAGATTATGAATGACGCAGTCGCTGGATAAAATACTGGAATTGGTTGGAAAAGATAAAATTACAAAAGAAGATTATCGCCTCATGCAACGCGAGAGTTTGGGATTGATCGAACAAGAATATGGCGTGATCGAAATGGTAGAAAGACGCTTGCAAGATTTAAGGCTCAGAGGGGAAATTGATTTTTGAGCGGATACTGGAAAAGAAAAACTATATATGGTAAGTTGTGCCTAATGAAACGTGGGGACGCCTACAATGCCGCTTCCAAAGCCTAGTTCGGGTGAAAGCAGAGACGACTTTATAAGACGCTGTTCTGGCGATGATAAAGTTATAAGTGAATTTCCAGACGGGGATCAGAGGGTCGCGGTCTGTATCAGCCAATACAACGAGGGCAGTAAGATGACAGAAGAAAATCATCAGGTCGATGTCGAGGAATACATCGCGGATCAAGAAGCCAAAATGGAAGATGGCCATCTTGACGTAAAGTTTGAAATCAAAGCAATGGACGATCCCGAGCAAAAGGGAGAATTCAGCGGATACGGTTCAATCTTTGGAAATAAGGATCTTGGAAACGATATTGTCGTAGAAGGCGCGTTTGCAAAATCAATTGGTCGCAAGGGCGCGAAAGCTGTCAAGATGTTGTACCAGCATCGTCCTGACGAGCCGATTGGTGTTTTTGATGAAATCATTGAGGATAATCGCGGCTTAAAGGTCAAAGGGCGCTTGGCAATGGGAACACAGCGGGGCCGAGAAGTTTATGAATTGATGAAAATGGGCGCTATTGATGGATTGTCTATTGGCTATCGTGTCGACGCGAAGGGATACGATTACGATGATAAGCGTAAACGCCGTTATCTGAAATCAGTTGATCTTATGGAGATTTCTGCGGTTACTTTCCCCATGAACCCCAAAGCAAGGGTTTCTGCGGTAAAGACCGAGAAAACTGTCCGTGAATGGGAAGAAGTCTTGCGGGATGCAGGGGATCTATCCAGAAGCGAGGCAAAAGTTGCAGCTTCGGCTGTAACAAGGGCACTGGAACAGCGGGATGCTGGCACTCAGGAAATGCCTTCTGAAGTGGTGAGCGAAATTGAAAAGCTTACCAATATCCTAAAATCCTAAACAGAAAGGAATGGTTATCATGGACGATAATCTCAAAACTTATCTGGAAGGACTGAACGGTGCTTTTGAGGAATTTAAAGCAACAAACGATCAGCGTCTTTCAGAAATCGAAAAGAAGGGCGAAGCCGATCCATTGGTTGAGGCAAAGCTTGCAAAAATCGAAGCCGATCTGGATCGTTTCGAAAATGTGAACCAAAAGCTCGTTCAGCAAGAAAAAGCTGCCGAGGGTTTTGCTGATAAATTGGACAGCATTGAAACAATGCTCAAGCGTCCAAATTCAGGTGCAGAAGTTAAAGAGATTGATTTCTCTTTGAAAGCTTGGGACAAATTCATGCGTAAGGGCCAAGAGGGTCTAGACGCAGAAGAAACCAAAGCTTTGACTGTTGGAACTGCTGCAACTGCTGGTAACTTAGCGCCAGAGGAATATGTCGCGGAGATCATTAAGATCGTGACAGAAATCTCACCTGTTCGCTCCGTTGCCCGTGTGCGTCAAACAAACTCGAAAGAGATTGAAATTCCACAAAAGACCGCGAACTTTGCAGCGGCTTGGACTGCGGAAACAGGCACACGTTCAGAAACCACTGGTTACACAACCGCTCTGAAAACCATTGCGACACACGAAGCTT